TTAGGTTCCAGTCAGAAACGATCATGGAGACGTTTCCCGCAGCTGGCCCTGTCAAAACCGAGATCATCGGCAAGTTTGACAAAAAGAAGGAAGAAGCCGCGGCTCGTGTCAAGGAAGACATGAACTACCAGATCACCGAGAAGATGCTGGAGTATCGCCCTGAGCACGAGCGCCTGCTCTATAGCTTGGGTCTATCAGGCTCGGCCTTCAAGAAAGTCTACTACGACACGGCACTGGGCCGTCAGACAGCGGTGTTTGCACCAGCCGAGGATGTCATCATCCCTTACGGCGCGTCTAGTGCGCAGACTGCGGAGCGCGTGACCCATATCATGCGTAAAACACCTAACGAGGTGCGCAAACTACAGGTATCAGGGTTCTACCGGGACGAGGATCTTGGTGAGCCAACGCAGATTACTACTGATATTGAAAAGAAAAAAGCCGATATGCAGGGCTTTACGGTCACGGATGACGATCGGTATCAGTTACTTGAGATTCAGGTTGACTACGACCTGCCGGGGTACGAGGACGCAGATGGTATCGCCCTGCCATACATTATTACGGTTGATAAAGCCTCTGGCACGGTGCTCAGCGTGTACCGTAACTGGGAAGAAGATGACGAAAAGAAGCTGAAACGCCAGCATTTTGTACAGTACACCTATATTCCGGGCTTCGGAGCCTACGGTTTGGGTCTAATTCACCTGATAGGTGGTTATGCCAGAGCTGGTACGAGCATTATTCGTGAGTTGGTGGACGCTGGACAGCTGAGTAACTTGCCGGGTGGCATGAAAACCCGCGGTTTGCGCGTTAAAGGCGACGATACCCCCATCGCACCGGGCGAGTTCCGTGATGTGGACGTTTCTAGCGGCACTTTGCGCGATAACATCATGCCGTTGCCATACAAGGAGCCATCACAGGTTCTGCTGGCCCTGCTGAACCAGATTACTGAAGAAGCTCGTCGCCTTGGCGCTATCAGCGACATGAACATCTCTGATATGAGTGCAAACGCACCTGTCGGGACTACATTGGCGCTGTTGGAACGCACACTGAAGACCATGAGCGCGGTTCAGGCGCGTGTCCACTACTCCATGAAGCAAGAGTTCAAGCTCTTGGCGAACATCATCCGTGACCACACATCGGACGAGTACGAGTACACACCAGACTTCACCGATGACCGCAAGGCCAAGCGCGGTGACTACGACATGGTGGAGGTCATCCCCGTCAGCGACCCTAACAGCGCAACAATGGCGCAGCGGATTATGCAGTACCAAGCGGCGCTGCAGCTGGCTCAAGGAGCACCGCAGATATATGACCTTCCACTGCTCCACCGTCAGATGCTGGAGGTGCTGGGTATCAAAAACGCTGGCAAGCTCGTGCCTGTGACCGATGACATGACTCCCGTTGATCCTATTAGCGAGAACATGGCCTTCCTCAAGGGCAAGCCGACCAAAGCGTTTATCTACCAAGACCATGAGGCGCACATTGCCGTGCATAGCACCTTCATGCAAGACCCGATGATCGCCGCGACTATGGGTCAGAACCCGATGGCGCAGCAGATGCAAGCGGCCATCCAAGCGCACATTGCCGAGCATCTTGGGTTCTCATACCGCATGAAGATTGAAGAACGTCTTGGCGCTCCGTTGCCTAATCCTGACGCGCCCCTGCCAGAAGAAGTTGAAGTCCAGTTGTCACGCTTGGTCGCCCAAGCATCTGCTCAGCTCCTGCAACAAAACCAGCAGCAAGCCGCACAAAAGCAAGCCCAGCAGAACCAGCAAGATCCGATCATCCAGATGCAGCAAGCAGAACTCCAGATCAAGGGTCAAGACTCGCAGACTAAGGCCAAGAAGGTCGATGCGGATATTGCGATTAACCAAGCCAAACTGCAGCTGGAGGCCCAGAAGCAAGGCGGCGACCCAGCACAAAAGGCGGCTAATGACGCGCAGACGCATCAGGTCGCAATGCAAGAAGCCCAGCAAGCGGCGTATGAAAAGTCCCTGCAGGCTCAGCAGAGTGCTCAGTTTGCTGCTGAGAGCCATCAGTTGAACCAGTCGATCAAACAACGAGCAGCTCAGCAAAAGATGGCTTTAGATGCGCAAAAAGCTACGCAAACTCCGAAAAAGGAAGACTAAATGGAACAAGACGTTTTATCGTTGTTAATACGCAACATAAACGAAGAACAGCAAGCCGTTACTCACGCGTTGTCCGCGGGATCAGCCAAAGACTTCGCTGAGTATCGGGAGCTATGTGGACGT